GGGACACGATTATATTTTTCCTGGAGCTAAATACGTAATAGAAACACCTATAAAGTAATATGGCTTATAAAATGAAAATGGGTAAGTTATCTATTGACAACACTCCTATATACCAAATGGATACAGATGAAGGTGTTATGGGTCAAGCTAATAAAAATGGTTCTATAATAGTGGATAAAAATCTACCTCCAATAATACAAAAAGACGTAATTAAACACGAAAAAGTTCACTTAGATCAAATGGAGTGTGGTGATCTAGATTACGACAAGGATTTTGTTTATTGGAAAGGTGAAAAAATACCAAGATCTACAATAGATGAAGGAAATAAAAATCTTCCTTGGGAAGTAGAGGCTTGGAAAGCAAATGAATTCAAATAAATTTAAAATCTAATTAAATGAAAAAATTACTGTTATTAACCTTTATAATATTAAGTTTAAACCTAAGCGCTCAATTAAACAAGATGGAAGGTGCTTGGGAATTACAAGAAAGAGATGGCCTACTGTCTTACACTTGTATAGCTTTTAATCATGATGAAGAAAAAATTGAAATATTAAACAGCTCTAGCCGGCATCTATCTGCAAGTGTTAACGAGAATATAATAAGTCAAAATAAAAATGAAATAATAACTGAATATGGTTTTAATAAACTAGGTTATAGTTTAACAACTAAAACGTTTTTATATAAAGAAGTTTTACATAGAGTAATATTAGAGTCAAAAGATACATTAAGATATAAATTAATACACAAAGTAAATAAACAAACAAAGTAAACAATCAATAAATAAAAATTATGGCTTACACACAAAATGCAGGACGTGGTCCATTGCAAAAAACAGGTAGAGGAATACCTGAAAATTTAAAAAGCCCAGCAGGGCAAGCACAAACTTACGAACAAACTATAGCTAGTTTGCAAAAGCGAATAGCCGCTAATGACGAAAAAGACTTAAAAGACGATTTGCAAAAAAACCAAGCACAGGTGAAAGATTCTATGCAGATGGTTGTTGCCGGAGACAGAGCAGGAGCAGCAGAAAAGTATGCTAATTATGGAAGATCTCGAAAAAATGCAAATATTTCGAGCAGTGACATAGGTAAACGTAAAGATAAAGAATTGTTTAGGGGCGGCAAGCAATTTGGAACAGGCTTAGCTATAGACGCTAGTGAAACTCCATACGAAACTGGTAGATTACGGGGAAATATAAACAAAAATCCCTTCCAACAAGAACAATCTTACGAAGAAATTATAGCTGGGTTGCAAGGTAAAATTGATGAAGGAGACAAGAAATACGAGGAAGACAGATTAAAAGGGCGACAAGAACAAGTGGTAGATTCTTTGGGGATGGTTGCTGCCGGAGACAGAGCAGGAGCTGCTGAAAAGTATGGTAACGCTTCGAGACAAAGAACTAGCAAAGACTTTAAAAAGGATACTCCTTTTGGAAAAGGCTTACCTTTAGATGCTAGTGAATCTTTACAAGCCTTGTCAAATTTTCAAGACGCAAGTAAAGGTAGAAAAGTGCCATTTAACAGATAAGAATATTAAATGAAAAAAATATTTGCATGGCTTACAGGTGGCGTTATCAAAGAGATTGGTAACGTCATTGATAAGCTTACAACAACTGAAGAAGAGAAGCTTGAAATAAAAAAACAAGTTCAAATCATTCTTGAAGAAGCTGACAATAATGCTCAGCAACAAGTAACAGACCGTTGGAATGCAGATATGAATTCTGACAGTTGGTTAGCTAAAAACATTAGACCTTTAGTTCTAGTGTTTTTAACATTTGTATTTAGCTTGTTGGCTTTTACAGATGGTAACATAGGTGATTTTAAAATAGCAAAAGAATACATACCAATATTTCAAACATTATTGGTTACCGTTTACGGGGCTTATTTCGTGGGTAGAACCTGGGAGAAGGCAAAATCAATAATTAAAAATAAATAAAAATAAATAAAAATGGGACAATTTGGAAATCAACCAGACTTCGCTACAAATGACGTAAAAGAAATAGTGCCTACTGACACTATAAGCTCAGCAACAAACTTAAATTCATCTGTATTATACGTAGGAGATAACACAGGAGACGTGATTATACTAATACCAGCTGGATCTGTAGGTCCAAGCGTTATAAACAGTTTTTCTTCACCTGGATTTGTTGGGTCTGGCGGAACTGGTTATGGAGATGTTGTAGACGAAAACACAGACTTGATAGGCGGTAGCGGTACTGGCTTGGATATATTATATACAGCTGTTAACGGGCAAGTTGTTAGCATTACTGAAATAATAGATCCAGGAACTGGCTATTTAAATGGAGACTTAGTTACTGTAGACAATGGAGATGAAAATGCTGTATTTAGAATAGTAGCAACACCTGGATTACCAACAGAGGCTCAAGCGGTAGTTTTTAAAGGTGTGCAAGCAGGAGGATTTTTACCTGTAACGGTAGATTATGTTTTAGCAACAAAAGGAGCAGTTAGCACGACAGCTGATTCATTAATAGCAGCAAGATAAAATGGGTTATGGAATAGGTAATGGTATACCATCGAACATCGGCGGAAATTCAAAGCCTCCAGGACCTGTAACTGATTTTATAGTTTTGGAAACCGGGTTTGACAAAATGATTACCGAAGACGGTATAGACCTAATGATTAAAGAATAAAAAATAAAAAAATGGCAAATATAAAATTTTCACAATTTACAGATCAAACTAGTTTTATTGGTGTAGAAGATTTAGTTGGATACAGTCCGTTAGGGGTTAACATAAGAATTTCACCTGGTAATCTGATTTCAACTTATTTACTTAACCAAAGCCAGGTTGGTTTTGGAGGTAGTATAGAATTAAATGGCACAAGTGCCAACCCTACAATTTTTAATGCTGACGGGTTTGTAAGTAATCAAGTAGTAAACTTTAAAGGTTCTGCTCGTTTTGATGATAATGCAGTAATTCGTTTTGGTGGACCAACTGGAACAGGAGATTTAAGCATTTATCACGACGCTGTAATTACTGGTGATAGTATAATTTCAGATGTTGGACCAGGAAATTTACAGATAACAGGAAAGCAGAAAATAGAGCTTAGAGAACAGATTGATGGCGACTTTTATGCAGTATTTAACGAGAACGGCTCATCTCAGCTTTATTGGAACAATTCTTTAAAGCTTGAAACTACCTCAACTGGAGTAAACATTGGAGGTAAACCTGCCATTACAGGTTCTGGACAAGTTGGCGAACTGCCTTTCTTTAACACAACTACTAGTTTAACTAGCAGTAATCAATATACGTTTAATCTAAATGGTTCTCAAAGTCTCACTCCAACAATTGGTATTGGATTAAATGGAGCAGCAAACAGTAAAGGTGCTATAGAAATAGCAAGCTTTATTGATTACGATGGTAATCCTTTTGATTACTTTGTATACACTGGTGCTGGAGGTCCTTTTCAAAACTTCACAGGAGCTGGTGTATTTGCTATCAGCGTACACGCAGATGGTAGATTTATGGGGTCTGGCGTTCATGTGTACTCTGACGAAAGAATTAAAAAAGACATATCAGTAAGTGATTCTAAAAAAGATTTAGAAACTATATCTAAAATTGAAATATCTAACTATAAATATATTGATGAGGCTCAAGGGAACCGAGAGCAAAAGAAGGTAATAGCTCAGCAAGTTATGAAGCATTACCCTCAAGCAGTTTCTGTAAGTAAAGATATTGTACCTGATGTTTATAAAAAATCTACTATTGAAGATGGTGTCATATCTGACGAAATAGATAACTGTGTTGTTGGCGATAAGGTTAAATTAATTTACCCAGATGGTCATAAGGAAACAGTTAATGTTATTGAATCAAATGGCAAAAATATTAAAGTAGACTCTGATAAATCAGGAGATGTTTTAGTGTTTGGTAAAGAAGTAGATGACTACCATTCTGTAGACTATGATGCGTTAGCGATGCTTAATATTTCAGCAACTCAAGAATTACATAAAATAATTAAAGAATTAAGTAAAGAAATAGAACAATTAAAAAGCCAAAAAAACAAGTAACTATATTAATATAAATTAATTAAATCAAATCAAATGACAAAAATCACAAAAGAACAATTAAAAACAATTCAAGATCAGCAATCTAAATTACAAGCTGCTTTTATCGATATTGGTTTTATTGAAAGTAGAAAGCACGAAGCATTACATATTCAAATGCGAGCTGCAGAGGTTTTAGAAACAACTAAAAAAGAATTAGAAAAAGAGTATGGTCAAGTTAACATTGATCTAACTGATGGTAGTTACACTCTTATTGAAAAGAAAGAACCTGTAAGTAATTTAGAAAAAGTATAATGAGTTCTATTGTAAGAAAGATCAGTATAGGTTCCGATTATAAAAACGATGCCATGCATTATGCAGTTGGGCAAAACGTTTATGGCGGACATACTATTTCAGCTATACTACACGATCAAAAATCAAACTCTTACAGCATATACATTAAAAAAGAAGATGAGGTGATGCCTTGGAAGAAATTTAATTCTAACATGGCAATATCTGTTGAATACGATTTAGAGTATTAATGAAGAGCTTGTACGACTTCATCATCAAGCCACTTGGTGATAGATATGAAAATGAGATAAAGATTGGTGACAAAACTTTGGTTTTAAATACTAAAATAGAAAGTTTTAAATCTGTTAACAATTTAGCAGTTGTAGTAGAAACGCCAAAAGCATTTAAAACAAGTATACAAAAAGGAGATATAGTATTAATACACCACAATGTTTTTAGAGTATTTTACGACATGAAAGGTGTGAAAAAAAATAGTAGATCATATTTTAAAGATGATTTATATTTCTGTGCTGTAGATCAGATATACTTGTATAAAAATACAGAGGATTGGAAATCATTTGGAGACAGATGTTTTGTAATGCCTCTAAAAAATGAAGACATTCTAACGAACGATAAAGAGCAAAAGCTTATTGGTATACTAAAGTATGGTAATAAGTCCTTAGAAGCGCTTAAAATCAACCCAGGAGATGTTGTAGGGTTTACTCCTAACAGCGAATGGGATTTTATCGTCGACGAGCAAAGAGTTTTCTGTATGAAATCTAATGATATTGTAATCAAATATGAACACCAAGGAAACCAAGTTGAGTATAATCCAAGCTGGGCACATCGCAATAGCTGAATTAGTTAAAGTAGCTAAAGAACTTATCGTAGATTCAGATGATGATTTAACAGCAGACAAGCTTAAAAACGCAGCTGCCACTAAAAAATTAGCAATATTTGATGCTTTTGAAATACTTAAACGTATAGATGAAGAAGACAATATTCTTAACGAGAAACCTAAAGGAGCTAAAGAAGAAAAAGCTTTTAAAGGGTTTGCTGAAGGTAGATCTAAGTAATGTATAAGCAATCATTATACAAAATTTTACCTAACCACGTTAAAGCTAAAATCTTAAACAGAAATAATAAGTTTAAGAAATGGAAATACGGTTATGATGAAGATCATGATATGGTGGTTATTAGTAAAACCGGGGAGATAGGAGAGATTTATGAAATACAAAATCTAATAATAGCTTTACCAAAAGCTACTGATGTGGTAAAAAACGAAGGTAACAGATGGAAAGCTGCTGAGTATCCTAAAGAATTAAAGAATATTAAAACTGTTTTTGATTGGAAGAATTACTCTGAACAATTTAAAGAAGAATGGTATGACTATATTGAAGAAGAATTTCAAAGGCGTGAAAAAGGTTATTGGTTTTTTAACAAAGACAAGCCTACTTATATTACTGGTACTCAGTACATGTACTTGCAATGGTCCAAGATTGATATTGGGAAGCCAGACTTTAGAGAGTCCAATAGATTATTCTATTTATTCTGGGAAGCTTGCAAAGCCGACAGAAGATGTTATGGTATGTCATATCTCAAGAACAGACGTTCGGGATTTTCATTCATGGCGTCTGGGGAGGCAGTCAATATGGCTACTATATCAAGCGACTCACGGTTTGGGATATTGTCCAAATCTGGCGCCGATGCGAAGAAAATGTTCACAGATAAAGTTGTACCCATTAGTGTTAACTACCCCTTTTTCTTTAAACCAATACAAGACGGGATGGACAGGCCAAAAACGGAACTCGCGTATCGTGTCCCCGCCTCGAAGCTTACCCGTAGAGGACTCGATTCGAAAACCCAGATTGAGACGCTCACGGGACTGGATACAACGATCGATTGGAAAAACACGGGCGATAATGCGTACGATGGAGAGAAACTCAAACTCCTCGTCCACGATGAGAGTGGGAAGTGGGAAAGGCCGAACAACATCCTCAACAACTGGAGGGTTACCAAAACAACGTTAAGATTAGGTTCTAGAATTATTGGAAAGTGTATGATGGGATCAACATCAAATGCTTTAGATAAAGGAGGAGAGAACTTTAAAAAATTATACCATGCGTCAGACATTACAAAGAGAAACCGCAACGGGCAGACTAGTTCAGGACTCTATTCTCTGTTCATTCCTATGGAATGGAACTACGAAGGATACATTGATTCTTATGGGTTTCCTGTATTCGATACACCCAAAGAAGAAGTTTTAGATACGTTTGGAGACAAAATAACACTAGGTGTTGTAGAGTTTTGGAAGAATGAAGTAGAAGGATTAAAAGATGATCAAGACGGGTTAAATGAATTTTATAGACAATTTCCAAGAACTGAAGAACATGCA